CCATACCCCTTGTCACGACCAGCTTGATGCCAGTCGCTTTGGACTTCCTCTACCAATAGCATCTTCTTGCCGTCAGCGTCAACACGGTCATTGACTCGGATGTGAGCCAAGATGTTTGGTTGCTCAAAATGAGATGATTTATATTGAGCATCTGCAATTGCGCTTAATGGCGTATATCCATCTTTGTTTGGTTTAGCGCCAAAACTTTCTGGAAGCGTCAGCAGAATCTCACGGTAGTTCTCACCACCTGGCAATGTGTATGCGCCAAATCTTGCTTTTACAGCATCTGATGGTCCAGCATCAGGAGCAAACCCATATTGTTCATTCAGATTTGTAATGCGTCTACGCCACTCATCATTGCTGATTTGACCACCACGATCTCTCAAATTTGTGATGTCGTTATATTGCTTTGTATATTCTGCTGGAGCAGAGCCACCAAGTTGAACTTCTTGCACATCAACTTTGTTGGCTGCAATAAACTGCTGGACTTCTTCACGGCTTACATTCTTCTTGCCCTTCAGGAAGTCATCCAAGCCAATCCATTTGATCTCATCAGCCTTGACGTTCTCACCCTTGGTGATGTCATTAAGCATTGCCTGACCAGTTCCAGAGTTACGCTTTATGTTCAAAGCGGCTTGTTCAACAGCAGAGAAAAAGCCAATGTCACTTGCTGGCGCGGTAGCTTTTGCAACACCTTCAGCACCAGACTCAACAATCCCAAGCCCACGAACTGGTACGCCAGTTTTTTCTGTTGCCTTAATCACCATTTCTGCCGCTTTTGGAGCTAATGCTTTTGCTCCTTGTGCAACAATTTTTCCACCTTTAACAGCGGCAAATGGATCAGCAAATAATTGACCAGCAAATTCACCACCACTGGCGGCTGCTTCACGATATTTCTGCAAGTCAGAACCTGTTGAAGCATTTGGAGGAACAACAGGTCCGACATTGGCATCAAGCCATTTACTGACTTCATCGCTTGTCGGCGCAATAGTTTTATCAGCCATGCCACGCAAGAAGCCTTGCAATGCAGTCTCATCACCACCACGGGTAATGATTCCCTTGACACCCTGATACAGAGACTCAATGTCACCAGCAAAACCAAGAACGCCACTGACTAATCCCTTACCAGCGCCAGCCGCAGCATCAGCGGCTAACAATGGCAGATTCTGTCCTGCTTCACTTTTATACCTACGCTTACCCATGCCAGGCATTGTGAAGGCAGGACCAGTGTCAGTCATAGTTCCAGTAGGTCCAGCAGCAAGCTGAACCTCTGGCTCTTGATACGTTGTAGCCATCCAATCATTTAGCAATTCACGTTCGATGCTCATTGCTGTTCCTTATCTGATTTGGTTTTTCTTGTATTCATCTTGTCTTTTTTTCAATTCATCAATTAAGTCTTTGCTCAATGATTTGTACTGAGTGAAGTCAATCTGGTCAACAGGCAAGTTTGTAGGCATCGTGATGCCTTTTTCCTTTAAAGAAGTCTCAATTGCAGTTTTTGCTTCTTCTTGCTTTTGAGTTTTCTTAGTGTTGTCTTTGTCAGTGTCAAATCGCTTGATAGCAGATTCGGCAGCTTCAACAGGAGTCTTGAATACCTTGACACCGTTTGCATCAAGCGTGAATGTCTGCAATTCAATCGTATACATGGACAACAGCTTTGTCTCAATAGCACGGTTGTCCTGCGTTGCAAACATATTGTCTTTTGTTCCAGCGCGACGACGAATCATCGAATCAGCATCCTTTCCTTGGTCGCTATTGATTGCAGTAATCAAAGATGAATACTGGTGAGCAGACAACTGATCTTGAAACTTGACAGCGCTTTCAGTGCTTGTAATCAACTTGCGGTTTACTTGGTCAATTAATTGACCGTACAACGTAGAGTTACCAGGACCCTCAACTGGAGCCATGTATCTGCCAGCTTCCATGACGTTGACCTTACCCATACGAATGCCTTGTCTTGTGATTTCCTCACGACGAGCCATTGTTGTTGCAGGGTTAACCAGTTCAAGACTAAGCACACGCCAATTCTGGTCGTTGGCATTGTCTTCAGCGCGTTTACCAAGATCACGAGCAGTCTGCACATCAGAGAAGTATCCGATGGTTTTGTTACGCAAATCGTTCTTTTGGTCTTGGCTCAAGCTGTTGTAGATTGGTGTCAACTTACCAAAGTCACCAGTTTGGAACTTCTGTACGGCAACGCCTGGGCTTGGAGCAAATGTCTTGTCGTTAGCCAAAGCCTGCAATGCGCCAACTTTGGCCTTGTTTGAAATCTCAAGAGCCTTTGAGTAGTAGGTGTTATCACCATTCAACTTACGCACAGACTCAGCAAATGGCTTCATCTCAGCGGCAATCATCAAACCAATGTCAACTGGTTTACCAGTCTGAGGGTCAATGCTTCCAGATTGATACTTAATAATGTCTTCAATACGATTAGTCAAGCCATTTAGCGATGTCTCATATTTAGCTTTTTCAATTCCAAGAAACGTATCACGTTCAATGTCTGAAATCTTTTTAAAGACAGTGTTTGCCATCGTAGCCATAGTGCCACGGTGAGACAAAGATACTTCTGGGCTGACAGAAACCATCAAAGCAGACTGACCATCCATAAGGTCAATCATCTTTTGCTTGGCCTGCTGCATTGACAGCTTACCAGTTTGGAACTGGTTTGTGATATTTGTCAGTTCAGCACTAGCCTCCAATTGCAAATCTGTAGACAAAGATTGTGCCAACGCCTTTTGGTATGTGTCTTGAAATACGCGACCTGCACCAGCAACCTTTAAAGATTCAGGCTCTTTCATGGCAGTATTTAACTGCTCACGAGTTGGTGGATTTTCTACAGCGTATTTAACAGCTTGCTTTTTGGCTTCGGTTGTCGCTGCATCTTCAGCATACGACAGCATACGGTCCAAGTTTTGAGCTAGGCTAGAGAAGCCTTGTGATGCTGCTTGTTGTGGCGCAGTGCTAATGCGTGGCAGATCAGCAACCTGCACCCCCATTGTTTGATAACGTGGTAAGTCAGCCATTATGAATACCAATCCATCTTAGTTTATGTCGTGCCAGGTGTAGCCAATCGCTGACCACGGTAGTAACCCATACCAGCCTGAGATGCTGCATTGAGCAAACCAAGTGTCTCTGTTGTACTAGCACCAGCCTCAAGGCTTTGAGATTGAGCCAAACCACCGTACAACGATGTCTCAGCGTTTTCCTTGGCTAACTTGAATTCTTCACCAGCTTTGGCAGCGTTCACTTCTTGCAGCGTCAAAGCACTGCCAGTATCAGGGTTTACACCACCAGCAACAGCACGAGCGCGGATAGTTGCAGCCAATTGGTTCTGACGTTCAAGCACAGCATTTGCCTGCTTGTTGTAATTCAAAGCACCTTGACGACCTTGCAGTTCAGCCTGTTGAGCCTGCAAGCGCATACCGACTGCTTGCTGTTGGGCAGATGCCATTGAACTTGCGGCAGACGCTGCTGCTGCAATATACATTGCGGTTGCGGCTTCCATCAAGTACCTCCGTAGATTGAAAGTTTGTACTCAAGACCAAGCAACGTCATCTTTAACGGCAAGTCCTGACCAATTGTAATTTGTGCATCTTGGTCATATCCAAGAATACCGCCAACTTTCTTTGTTCCAGTGAACGAAGGCATGGCGTTATCCAAGATGTTAGCCGTATCCAATGTACGAATTGGAACCAAGTTGCCATTGATTGTCAGATGTTGAGTCTCATACAACAAGGCATTGACTTCAATGATGCGCTTGACAAAGCCAGTACGCACACCAGCAGCCAAACGTGGCTCAACTGGCAAAGTCTTGACTGTCACAGTAAATGGCAATCCAACCTCATAGCTGGTTGAGCTTGCATGGTCAAACGTCACAGCGCCTGCACCGCTGACAACCTCATCAGACAGCACGTTGCCATCACAGATGACATTTAGCGTCTCGCCAATGTGAGGAAGACTACTAGCACCAGAAGCAGCGCCACCCGTAAAAGCACAATCAGTGAATGTAGTAGTGTCAAACACTTCAACATAATACTTGTCCACACTGTTGAAAGTGCGTTTAACCACGACATACACATCCTCAATATCAACACCAACGTCTTTAAACAAGCCATCAGTATTGAATCGACTTGGAGCCACAACCTCTTGCTGGCGCAAGATTGAGTAGACAGCCATAGTGCCATCACCGTTCAACATGAACAGTGTGTCAGACTCCTCAGTTGACGTAGCCTTACGCATCGCCAATTCCTGCGGATTGTTAATCAGATGACTAGACAACAAGCTAATGCTGGTGCTGATATACGACAAAGTCGTATCGCTGAACTGAAACTCATTGAGCGCTTTACCTTGGCGCTGGACGTATAACGTGCCAGACTGCAAGATTTGCACACGGATGCCTTCACGAGAACCGCTACGGCTCACAGCACGGACAAAGAAGTTGGCTGGCGTGATTGGATCAAGACCAGACTGCGGAACGTAGAACTCACCACCAGTCGTGAACACTTGCAAGTCACGACCAGAGATCATGTCTGTAATGATGTTCAAGCTGTTGGTGTCCAACGTGGCTTCAATGGCATCATCGTCGTATGCTTGGTCAGGAGTGAAGTCAAAGAACAGATTGACTTTGCTACCCCAGACTGTAGATGGACGAGACTTAGAGCCACCAAAGTACAGACGACCCTCATGGAACGTGCAAGTACGAGGCCAACCCTTAGATGAAGACCACACATCCTCATATCCAGACTCATATTCCCATGAGCCTGAAGCAATGGCAGATGTGCTGAAAAACGGAACTTCTGTAACAGCAGTCACTACAGTGGCACTGGTGTATCCAACAATACGCGCGCGACCCTGTGGGTTTGCATTGATGTACTGACCAACGCTACCAGCAGAGAATGTAGTGCCACCAGAAGCAGTCAATGTAATGCTTCCAGACACAGCAGAAGGTGTCAGTGTAAAAGCAGGATTACTTGTCGTAATTGTGAAAGCATACTTAGGAATGCTTGTGAACGATATGTTGCTGACAGTCCAGCTTGCATCAGTAGCGCCACGGACAATCTTGATTGGGTTGATGTCTTTATGAGTGACGATCAACGTATCAGCAGATTGAGTCCAGCACATTGTTGACAAGATGCTACTTGTTACAGCAGACACAGCCAAGTAGTCATTGCCAGAGCCATTGATGTTTGTGACAAGAGCTTTGTCTTTGAACACATACATACGCTGATTTGCAAACACCAGCATATAGCTGTCATCAACGCTAAATTCAAATGGAACGCAGCGTGTTCCACCAGAAGGAGATGCACCACTTGGCAACTCAGTTATGTACTTTAAACCACCACGACGACGAACACCGCCTTGTGGCTGGACAAGCACATTAGTCAGAGTTTCAGCACCGTTCTGGTACTGTTTTAGATCAACTCGCGCACGAAGCAGTGGATCAATCTCACCGCTGCTAAAGTTTGTCTGGATGCTGACTAAGCGTGTCATTAGAACCTCACTTGAATCAAGCTGAAGTCTTCAAATGCAGCAGATGTATTACCTTGACCATCAATCACCATTGCGGTACGGAAGTAACCACCACGACCGTTCTCTCCTGGAGAACCAACAGCAGTCAATTGCCATTGCTGAGTCTTGCTGATTTGGTCAGTAATAGGGTCAGCCAAGTGCCAAGCCATCATGTACTTGAGCAACTGGATGAAATACGAAGGCATCTCTGACTCCGTAGGAAGATATTGGTAGTCGATAACGACTGTTTCTTGATTGGTCAACAGCTTGTCACCTTGGATAACCCAGTCGGTGAATGTGCCAGCGCCAACGGCTGTGCTGTTGTAAGCACGACGAACAGTACCCAATCGGTCAGACGGGAGTTGGTATTCGTACTTGTATTGGTTGACAGGAGTATTGATTGTCCGTGCCAACTGGACTTTCTTGAACGAGAAAGACCAAGGGAATGATTGCAGAGTTGACTTCTTCAAGTCTGGATAGATTCGATCACAGACGTTTGAGCCATCCGTACCTTCATTGAAAGACGAGATTGGAGCTGCGCCAAGCAACAACAAGGCATCAGAACAAACTTTAAGATCGGTATCACCACTTGCCATACATCACCTCTAAATGCGAGAAAGACCAGCCTCCGAGTTATCAGCGGCTGGTCTATTCAATTGACTACTGATTAGTCAGTGTTGGTTGCAGATACGGTAGTACCGTCAGCAATGTCAACCACGCCAGAAGCGTTGGCACGGACATAAGTCAACACCAAGCTAGGAGTAGTTGTATCGTAAACAAAAATGATGTCACCGATAACCAGTTGTGTAGACAACGAGTTGAAGTAACCAGATGTGTTCACGGTAGCTTGTGTATCAGCAGTTTTATACAGATACATAGCTGGAGCGTTACCACGCTTTGCACCGCCAATGACGGTTAAACCAGTTGCAGAAAATGCCATGTCAGTTCTCCTTATTCGCGGCAGGTAATAGCAACAACGCCACCTGCGTCAATTGCAGTAGCGCCAGCAGAGAACATTGACGACACCAACCAAGAGGTTTTCTCAGGGATGTAGTTGATCTCAGAGCGAATGCCCATGCCTTCAGCCATACCGATGGCAGACTTGTGGTAAGCGTAGACAACACGGTCAACACCAGAGCCGCCACCTGTCAAGCCACCTTCGGAACGATCACCGATGGTAACAAAGTTGAAGCCCAAGAAGCTGTTGAGGTCGCCTTGCACCAAAGCCTTCACTGTGTTGAAGTCGCTTGAAGTTACAGCAGTCTCAGACAGCAAGTTAGCCAAGTTAGAAGCGTGGATCAAGATGTAGCGCTCATCCATTGGCACGTTGTTAGTGTCCATCAAGCGCTTGGCTTCACGGAGTTTAGCTACGTTTAAGTTGGTTGTAGCGCCACCAACGCTGTTAGCCACGGTCAAGCTAGTGCTTGAGTTAGCCAAAGCGTTAATGATCAATTGGTCAGAACGGCGACCGATAGCTTTTGATACAACTTGTACCAATTCGCTACGCTCATCAAAGTTCACCTTAGCTTGGTTGAAGATGTCGCTGTATTCAGCGGCGATCCAGTCTTCCAAGGTAACAGTGGCTTGTGAGTAAGTCACGTTCAAAGGTGTCACGTCAGTTTGCGGAACGCGAACTTGAGCAACGCCAGAGCCAATCTTAGGGAATTTGTGTGTAGACGCAGTAACGCCAGTACGAAGACGGACAGTGTTACGCAGGACAGCATCAGCTTGATATGCCTGCTTAACTTCCGTGTCGAACAGGGTTACAAATGCGTTAGAAATGCTAACTGCCATTTGTTTTCTCCTGAAAACGGTTGTTGATAAAGGTTTATTGCCGCTGGTTGTCCAGATAACTCTGGGCCTTGACTTGTGCTTTACATCGCACCGATGAGCAGACTACTGCTGTCATGGGCCTTGCGGTTGTCCATGAGCGCATTATAGTCATTTTGTGGACTTGTCAAGTGGTTTTTTTAATATTTTTGCTATTTCTTTTCTGATGTTTTCAGGAATACCTTTAACCTCTGTTTCATTTCTAGTTTCAACTTCCTGTTTTATGTGTCGATTTGACACTACCCCTACTGTCAATTTGACACTACCCTCGTTGCAATTTGACACTACCCCTACTGTCTCTATGACACTATTGTGGATAAGTAGTTTGTAATCATTTGATTGCTTTATTTTGTTCTTGGTTTTGCGCTTTACCTTGACAAAACCTTCTTTCTCAAGATCAGCCAATGCCCTGATTACGGTGGACAAACTCATGTCGCACTCATCTGCAAGTCTTTTATGGGATGGATTACATTGGCCTGTATGTCCGTTATGGTGGCTTGCCAACATAAGCAGTACCAATTTTTTACTGGGTGAACCTGTGCGTTGGGCGGCAGCCCAAGCCATAGCTTGAAAACTCATATTAACCTCGCGTGTCCCCCAGATTAAAAACAAACGGCAGGCGGGAGGCTCGCTTTTTGGTGAGGTAGCTACCCCTCACCTAGCCGTGTTTGAACAAATGATAGCCGAAAAAAAACCCCCTGCGAACAGAGGGTTAACCCTAGAAAGGAGATTACATGAAGCTGTTTGGCAACAGCGTCTTAACTGTACATCTTTTCAAAGAGCTTTTCAACCTTGGCTCGGTAGGCAGGGTCTGACTTGTACTTGGGGTCAGCCACCATAGCATCCAAGTCTTCCTTAGACACAGCACCTTCAGCGCTTGTGTTCTTGATGGTGTCTACTGGTACACGGCCTTCGTAAGTTTCACGCAACTTCATCAAGGCTTTCATGCCCTGTGCCGTTCCACCCCAAACCTTGTATTCCTCAAAGTCATCAGCAGACCATATACCCTTTTGCACCATGCCACGCGCCCAAGAGGTCATATTGCCAATGATGGCATCTGCGTTAGGACCAAGCGCTTCACGCTCACGCTTGGCTGACAACTGGGCTTGTTGTACTTGTTCAGCACCCATGCCAGTGATTTGTTTAGCTAAGTCTTCAAAAGCCTGCTGGCTGATACCGTACTTTCCAGCCCATTCTGTATAGGCTTTGGCAACAGGGTCATCTGCCTTCAGATTAGCCGCCTCAAGGTCGTATTTACCGCCTTCAGGTGCTTTGTGTTTACCAGATCGGAACTGCTTTTCCAGTTCGCTGTAAGACTTGCTGATACCCTCTAGGTCAGGCTCTGCTTTGTCTTTGTTCCAGAACTTCTCAGGCCAGAAGTCAGGACGCTCAATCGGCGTATTGTCTTCTTCACCAGGTTGTTTCTGAATGTGGTCGAGGGTAGGTTGCTCTTGGCTCGTGGTTGTCTGCTCGTCTTCAATGGTTACATTGTCAAGCAGGCCAGAGTTGTCATTTGCTTCTTCACTCATTGGTTTTTAGCTCTCTTAATACGGGCTTCAATTTCACGGATGACAGTATTCTGTCCTTCCCTCCATTGCCCAAAGGAGGAATCCGTGCCTGGTTGCCAACATGGTTGCTCAAGATAGTTCTCTCGCAGCCATGCCAGCACCTTTTGTCCCTCATCAGTGCTGAAAGTACGAGCAATGAGAAGGTTAATGTCAATGTGCTTTTGGTCTAACTCAATGGCTTGTGTGCCACCTTCAAGGTCATCCCATCCACTCATGCTGTCGCTCCCATTTCAGGCGCTGCTGGCGCTCCTAAAGCTGGTTGTTGCGCTTGTTGCAGTTGTTGCGCTTGCTGTGCCATCTGCTCCATCATTGCTTTACGCTCCTCTGGACCAGCACGGACAACAGCAGGTACACCCAACTTGTCACCAATGTAGTCAACAGCAGCACCAGCCTTGATAGCCATCTGGCCTTCTGGTCCAAGACCTTGGGCAATCTGCATGAACTGGATGATGTTGTTCACTTCATCCAAGTTCTGAGCCATAGCCAATGGAGACACTGGGCTGACTTTCACTTCAAGGCCATTAACCTTGAGTGGCAAATCAATCATGCCGTCTTCGTCCATCACTTCCAAGACCTTTGTAACCAAAGGAATCATGGTTTCGTTAATGAGACGACCAAAGGCAGAGCCAAGGTTTTGAGACAACTCTTTCATACGCTCGACCACTTCAGTGGCAGAACGTGCGCTCATGTTGTCTGGTGGCAAAGATTCATCCAGCAAGGTACGCTTGATAGACTGCACCAAGTCATTGATAACCAACTGGCTCACGTTGAAGTCACCAGCTTTAGGCAATGGCTTCAGAGCTTCACCTTGAGGACCACCGTTACGGGCAACAGGAATGATTGCACCAGGCGTGATCTTGATAGTGGCAGGGTTCAACACACCATCATCAGCGGCTGTATATACACCAGTGATTGCCAGTGAAGCATTCTTCAACAGCAACTCTTTGGTCTTGTTCAGCGTCTTGATGTCAGGCAATGCTGTCAACACTGGACCACGACCATAGATTTCACCAGCAACCTTCATGTAGCGGCTAACAATCCAAGGCGATGTCTTCTTCTTGCGATACACCAACTGAGACTTAGTCTTCTCATGGATGACGTAGTAGCCGTATGTACCAGTACCGTAGTCATAGATGGTTGCTTCAACCAAGTCAACATCAGCAGTAGGCTTGTCACTGATCTGCTTTTGCAAGTCAGCAGGAATGTCAGCGTCTCTCCATTGTTGCTGGATAGACTCACCCTTGATTCGCATCTTGCGATAGACGTTATCTACCTGACCATTTGCACCTTCTTCAAAGCACACAAGGTATTGTGGTACTGGGATAAAGTTGATTGGGTTGACAGCATCACCACGCTGAACCAGCATGACAGCAGTGCCAACAGACAGGTCAAGCAAGAACTCACCCATAGCAATGTCAAAGTTTGACTGCTTGAGAACAGCAAACATTTTCTCGCTGTAGACATCTAGCACTGTTTGTGCTTGTGAGCGACGACCCATTGGAATCTCTGAGCCAGGCTCAAGACGACACCACTTGCGTTGTGGAGGGAAGATGCCTGATTGCAGACGGTTGGCAAAGCGTTGAGTAGAGTTAATGGCAGTCGAGTCAAAGACACGAGCCATCTTCTTCTTACCGCCTACCTTGCCTTCGTATTCGCCACCGTACAGATTACGTTGTGGCAAAGCAAACTCCATAGCATCTTCATACAAGCTACGGAAGTCATCTTTACGGGCTTGAGCAATCTTATGACGCTCAATGATCTTATCTACGGAAATCTTTGCCATATTATTCCTCACCTTCTTCGGCGATCTTCTCATCAGTCATAGGACCACCAGGTTCCCATGAGTCGCAAGTACGGCTTGCTGTGCAAGTGATGTCGTACTTCTCGCAGTAGCCACCACTTTCCTTTGTGTCAACCCATGATGGATCAACTTCAGGTGGAGTGATTTGCGGATACTTCTTCATGCACTCACGAATCATCTTGGTGTCATAGTAGTATTCGCAGTTTGAACACAGCATTGTTCGTGCTGCATACTCTGGTACACCCCACTTAACAGCCTTCATCAGCCAGAATTGATGCTCTGACTTCTTTGGATTAGCAGGACCAAGAGCAGCCTTGGCAATGCAAATGTGATGATTCTTGATGTTGAGCTTCTTGTCCTTGATTGGTTCTGGACACTCACCATCAACTAGGTTTTCTTCTTCTTCACCTAGTTCAATCTTGATTAACAATGTTCTATTCATACCATTCCAATTGCAGTGATGCTGCGTGAGATGTGCCGTTTACGTTAGTCAATCGGAACAAGTAATTTGTCAAAGGTTTTAGCACATACTCAAGCGATCCAGCAGCACTGCCACTAGATTTCTTTCCAGCGCCACCAGGAATGATCTGAGCATCTAACTCAGTTCCAATTGATGTAACAGTTGGATTGATAACCATAGCCACTTGGCTAGGATTGCTTACAGCGTAGTTGCGGTTTCTGTTGATTGGTGTAAATGATGTTCCACCAGTAGTGCTTGTGCCTTCATAGATATACAACTCAGCATCACCAAGACACATAGCGTCAATAGTGATATGCGGAAACACACCACTAGGAGAAGCCATCACAATGTCAATGCTTGCTAAAGAAGCAAGTGGAGATGAGTCTGGTGCAATCTTGTAAGCATAGAAAGCGCGACCATCATGGTTACGTTGATGATTGACATCAACAGTAATCATTGGTGCATCAGCGCCAGCGACAGCATAACTGCCATCGTTACGTTTCTGAACTGGAGTTACAAACCGTGATTTGGTTGTTACTGATTCAAGTTCTACAGGCGTGATTGCCATTATTTCTTCGCGGCTCTACGCGCCTCACTCAAAGAAATAGCAATTGCTTGCTTTTCATTTTTGACAACAGGACCGCCTTTGCCAGAGTGCAGGCTACCAGCCTTGTACTCGCGCATAACTTTGGCGACCTTCTTTTGGAACTTGTCCTTCTTGTCCATGATTAGCCACCAAGCGTTTGCTGGATGCCCAACTCTGCGTCAGGACGCTCTTGAGACAACAGCATACGCTGACCACCACCACGACGAGCAATGATGCGCTTTTGTGTTTCTTGAGCTAGTGCGCTTTCTTTAGCAGCAGTATTAGCTTCTTGAACTTTGATACGTTCTTCTTGCTTTGCCATTTGTTGACGAGCTGCGCTGCCGTCATCAATGCCCATAATATCCCCAACAATGCTTCCCATATCAAGTCCTTGACATCAAATAGTAGTCAGAGCCATCTGGACCGTATGCTTTCATCATTCCATCAATGGTGAAACCAATCGCAATCCCCCAACGGACAGCCCTCATGTCCTCGCATCTTACAGTAATTTGTATTCTGTGCAAGTTTCCTGCTATCACTCTGAAATCACGATAAGCAATAGCTGCTTTAGTCAAGGAAACAGCGACATCTCTGCCTCTTTCCTCCATCAGTAGCCACATCTCCTCGACACCATTCCAGATACGGACAGCTCCAAAGCAGGCTACTGGTGTGCCGTGCAATATCGCAGTGAAAGCATTTCCATGTTTTGCTTGTGCCGCAATCATTTGGTTGATCGGCAGGACTTTTGAGATTGTCTGGCTGTATTTATTGTCAATCCGCAGGCTCATCAGGTGAGCCTCATGGAAAGGCACAAACTGAAGCGCTGGACTGACGGGAAAATCAGGAAAAGACATCGAAATCACTGTTGGTTACGGTCTGAGCAATGAACGGAATGCCTGCTGGTTTGGCAGAACCACGAGTAAGTTGGCGATATTCACCGCCACCGCACATCAAGTAGCCAAAAGCGTCACCAACGTGGGAGTGTTCGTTCTTGTTTGGCGTATCTTTGAACCGTTCTTGGCCTGCACCGACAGCAACGCGCTTGAAATGGTAGCCACCAGACAGAGATTTCCTGACCAACTTGCACTTTTTGTTGACCAAAAGGCCAGGTTTGCCCTGAACCATGCGGTTCATCGGACCAGCGGCGGCTTCCCTACGGGCTTTGAACTCGTTGGTAGGCGCTGGTTCTGCCTTCAGACCAAGTGAGCGTAGGTATTCAAACGCTGTTGTCTCATAAATGGCATCACGTTGCAGACCAGCAGGGTCGCCCCAGATACGGACATCGTATTTAGGGAAGTGAAGCTGTAACTCAGCTAGCAGACTTTGCCCAAAACGCTCAAGTCCCATGTCAAAGGTTACAATTTCATGCAGGACACGCCATTGTCCATTGGGTAATCTTTGCCCAAAAACAGCCGCAGGTGTCAAACCGAAGTCAAGCCCGATCTGAATTGGCAAACTTGGGTCTGGTTCCAAGTCAGCAGACATGATGTTGTCATCGTACTCAGGCCAAACAGACTTGCCATCCTGCACAAAGGTGTATTTGCCCTCGGCATAACAGCGAATCCAGTCTAGCGTCTTACCTGCAAGCTGTTGCAAGTAGTAGCCAGGTGGCAAGTTCTTGATGTTCTCAGCCTTGGGATTGATCTGCCACCACTTGCCAGACGCAAAAATATGGTCATTGGCTTCTGGGTTTTCAGGCAGTTGGTCTGAACTGACTTCAATGACACCGCCAGGTTGCTTAAAGAACTTCCAAGCGTACTTGCCTGTTATCGGTTCTTTTTCTGCGATTCTGTGCCACCAGTGGTCATCATCCATTGGGTTAGTGTCCATCCAAATTCCATGCCATGAAGCTCCCCCATCTCTTTTGGTGGGGTAACG